TTGTTGAAGAAGCATGACATCAAAATGTCAACCGTCAAGTTCAATACCAAGCTGGTTGAAATCGGCATGCTGGCGGACATGACGCGGCCTTCCACCAGTTCACCCACTGGCTTCAAGACGTTCAAGGCCGTGGTAGGTAAGGGCCTTGACTACGGCAAGAACGTCACCAATCCTGGCAACCCACGAGAAACACAGCCACACTGGTACAGCCACAAGTTCCTAGACCTGATTGACCTGCTGAAGTAAAAGAAAAGCCACCTTCGGGTGGTTTTTCTTTTACTAACACCCTGTCGTCAACCATACTCACTGATAACTTTTACACTGGCGGCATTGGAGAGTAACACATGCATGAACATTTATGGGCTGGTTCCATTGAAGCCTACGACAAATGGAAGGCTTCACTGGCGACTTTGGAGCAAGCAACCCGCACCCTTGCAGATATAAACACCCACTCGGAGTACCGGGAATCCTTGGTGTCCGTCCACGGTGACGTTGCTGTAATCAACATCACAGGTTCACTAGTGAACGGTTCAACAGGCTACGTAGGTCAGATGATGGGCGTGACGGGCTACGACGACATCAAGGCGGCCCTTGGGTGGTCACTACAACAACCCAACGTCAAGGGGATTTTGTACAACGTTTCTTCTGGTGGTGGAGAAGTGGCTGGCGTTGATGCATTGTCACAGACCATTGCGAAAGTCAGTAAGCTCAAGCCCTCAGCGACGTTTACTGACGGTGGGATGAACTCTGCTGCTGCTTGGTTGGGTGCAGCTTCAGGCTATGTCGTCTCTTCACCCACCGCAGTAGTCGGAAGCATAGGCATATTGAGCGTACACATGGAACACTCAAAAGCACTGGAATACAGCGGTCGAAAAGTAACCTTGTTTCGGGCAGGCACACACAAAGCCTTAGCCAACCCCTACGAACCCTTGTCAGATTCAGCGAAGCAGGCTTTACAAGAACAAGCTGATACCTTGTATGCAGTGTTCCTCGGTCGCATGGCTGACAACCGTGGGTTGTCTAAAGACGTGGCGGATGCCAAGTTTGGGCAAGGTCGTGTGTTTGTTGGTCAACAGGCGGTTGCGGCGGGTTTGGTGGACGAAGTTGGTTCATTAGAGACGGCAATGGCAAAAGTCAAACAACTGGCTGACAAGGTTTCAAAAGTCCGTCCACGGTCTGCACCAGCTACCAACACAGTCGGGCATAATCTGGCGCATTCGGAGATTTTACCTATGCCCACTGTACTCACTGACGAGCAAATCTTAACACTGGCATCATCTGCTAGTGTTGAGGTGGTTGCTGATGTCAAACCCCCTGAACCAACACCTGCCCCCAGTGTCTCGCCCGCAGCAACAGAACCTTCCGTGCTTGATAAGCTGTTGGTTGCCACTGCTGAGTTGACTTCTATCAAAGCTGAGTGCGCAACGCTTCAGTCCAACTTGGCACAGGCCAAATTGGAAGCTGAGTCGTTGCAGTCGCTGGCTCGTCAACAGGTCAAAACATTAGGGATTCATTTTGGTGTTCAAGCGTCCGCAGTGGACAGCTTGAGCACTCCCGCACTCTTGGCGGAGTACGAGCGTTTATCCGCGTTGTTCGTCGCCAAGTTTCCCGGTGGTCGAGTGGCCGCACCTAAAGAGGACTCCAAGCCCCGAGTAGTTGCTACCCTTGACCCCTTGCTTGCTGCCCGCTTGAACGCAGCTAAATCACGCTAATTTAGGAGCCGACAATGGCACAACAGCATTACATCATGCCCACCGTACCCGACGCAAAAGCCACGGCTGTGCGTTTGGGAGCATCCAACGCCTTAGCCGCTCAACTGACTACGGTTGACGAAGGCAAGTTTGTCCGTCTGGCCGGCTCCAGCCAGTATGACCTGACCACCGTAGGTCAAGACATTGAAGGCGTTATCTACGCCGTCGAAACCGCTGCCCAAAATCTGTGGTCGATTGGTTCTGTTTATTCCGAAGGTCGCGTGTTCGCCACCGCTGACGGTTTGCAAGCCACGCCGGGAGTTGGAACTTTGGCGGTTGGTGACATCGTGGTTACTGGTACTCCAGTTGCCAAGGGCACCAAAGCCACTGCCTACCCCAAGGTATGCAAAGCAACTACGCCTGCCAACGTGATGTTCAAATGGCGTGTGGTGTCTTTGCACACCGCCAACACCGGCGCGGTCGGCACCGTTGTCGTGATCGAACGCATCTAACTTTAGGAGTACCCAACATGACTTTTGCAGCAACCATTATCCACCCTGACGGTGGACACAGTATCGTCAAACTTGAAGAGCAGGATTTGCTGGCGGACATCCGTGGCGGCAACCCTGTTGCTGACATCAACCGTCGATACGCCAAGGACGTTGACTTGTCCTTGGGCACGCCGTTTGAACAGATGAAGGCATCCGTAGGCTTGATTCGTCCCGGTGCGGTCAATCCATTTGGCATGCGCCAAGCCCTGTTGGGCGACGTGATGTCGGGTGAGGCTCAAGCCAACACTCAGATGCAGACATCTCCATTCGGTACGGCTTCACGTTACTTCGTGAACATCGCCGTTATCAGTGATGTTTTGGCAGAAGTTCAGAAAGACCGCACGACGGATGCAGCCACCTTTGAGGCTGCCATCGCCAACAACGTAGCTGTTGATAAGAACCACTTTGAGCAGATGGTTCTGAGCTACAACACTTTGGGCGGGCCAGAGCAAGCTCGGGCCGCTCGTGTTGCGCAGAACTCCGCACCACCCCGTATGCTGGTCTTCAGCACGTCTGACCGCGTTCGTACCATTGGTGCATGGAACATCGGCCTGACCATCACCGACCAAGCGTTGAAGTCGTCCACCGTGGACATGGTGACGATGACAATGGCTCAGTACCTGAAGGTGGAGCGTGACCAACGAGTGTATCGCTACATCAATGAGTTGTTCTTGGGTGGCTCTGACTTGGTGACGACCACGGTTCCTACCATCACCACGACCTCGTTGGACGCGGCATCCACTGGTGGCGTACTGACCCACAAGGCTTGGGTCAAGTTCTTGGCTCGTAATCGCAAGTTTGGCCTGATGACCCATGCCTTCTTGACGGTGGACACCTACCTGAAGTTGGAAGCGCGTATTGGTCGTCCCGGCTCCAACAACTACGACCCCACCTTGAATCGCATCGACCCACAGGCGGTTGCAGCTAACGCGGCGCAGATTGGCTTCGGCAACAACGTCAACTACGTCTTAGTTGATGACGCTGCTGACGGCGGCCCCGTGCCAGAAGGTGAAATCTGGTGTTTGGCGCAGTCGTCTGCCGTCACCCGTGTGACCAACACTTCTGCTGCGTACCAAGCCACTGTGCAAGACCAGTTGTACCGCACCAGCACGTTGCGCATTGATTGGGCCGAAGAAGTGTACCGTACCTACGGTGACACGGAACTGACCCCCTTCCGCCGTTTGGTCATCGCTTAACCATGACACAGGCTCAACGAGTTTTCGATGAGTCTGGTGTTTGGATCACCAATCAAAGTCAGTACCCTTACGTTGATTGGACGAATGGTTGCCGGTTTGAACCCGGCATCCCTACCAAAGCACCAGAAACTGCGTTCGTACTGGCCCACCCAACGGTGCTGGTCGTAGAAAAACCACCAAAAGTCCCCAAGCTGTTGGTGCCCAAGAAGTAAGTCAAAGCCGGTGTACACCGGCTTTTTACTTTGTAAAGATGTCAAAGTTTTATCGGGTGTCCGCTTAAACTACAGCAATGGCACTACTCGACTACACCACTTACGACGACATCCGGGCAATTCTTGGAGTGTCTTCTACTGAACTCCCTGACAAGGTTTTGGCCCTCAACACCTATGCCTTTCAAGGTGAGCTGGCTCTGACAGATGTCTATTCTGACCTTCCCACCTTGTTTGCCACCATCAAGGCCAGCATAGCACCCACAACCACAGAAGCCACCCTTGAGAACGTGGTGACGCTGTTCTACGGGTACTCTATCGCCAAAGTGCTCTTGGTGGCTTTGCCCTTGTTTGCGGTGCAGTCGTTAGGTGATGGACGGGCGAATTTCACCCGGCATTCTGACATTTTCGCGGATGTGCGTGACGGAGTTGACGCAGCCTTGACCGCTTTGCGTAAGCGGTTGGTTGACCTCATCAACACCCTGCTGCCGGGTACGGTCACAGTGAGCGCCACAGTGACAACCCACATGTTGGCGACGGGCTTGGCTGTTGATCCAGTTACAGGAGTCTAAGATGCCTGAACTGTACGATGTTGCCCGCCACTTTGATGATGTTGACGCATACGATGCTTACAACTCTCTGGCCCCACCCTTGTTCAAGGCGCAGTTCTCGACTTTTGTGGAAGCAGCACCGGATGGTTCTACGTCAAATCGCAGGGTTCTTAGCCTTGCGCCGTCTGTAACTTTGCCTTTGAGGAAGGTGATAAAGTTACACGACGAAGTGTGGGTGGTTGGGGCAGGCATTGTGGACATGTTCCAGAACACCGCCGTGCGCAAATCGTACTGGATGAAAAAGGCGTATGCCAGTTTCAATCTGAGCACGCCAGCGGAAGCCTGCAATGGTGTTCCCGGTGCGGTGGATGCCTACGGCCACCGTTTGTTTTTGAAGAGCACTGTGAACAGCGTGACCGATTCTGGGTATGAACCATTTTGGAACATCTACCTAGGCATCAACGAACTTGCTGGTACAGGCACCTTTCTCAGAGACAGCTACAACAACTGGTACAGGTGCCGGGTGACTTATGACAGCGATGAGGGCTTCCGCATGGTTGAGGCTGACGCTGTGAATCCGCCTGTGGCTGTGGTGTACGACACCAACCCTGTGTACAACGCTGAGACTGACACACTGGTGTCCACCCCAGCGACTGTGCAGGGTTTCCAACTGCAAGCGTCCAAACTGTACAGGTTTCACACCAATGCTGACACAAAGTTCTTCGCAGGGGACTCCACGTTGGTCACAAGTGTTCCGTTGCCGGTGGAGTCAACGGTGGTTGTCGGTGGTGTTCGACATGAGGTCTTGGACAGTGGCCCCGAACTTGATGCATTCATGAGTCACCTGCGGAGACTGTGATGGCAAAGAACATGTTCACAGGCTTGAGTTCTCTGAATGCTTGGACGGTTAAGACCAAAGCAGAAAAAGCCCGGATCAAGAACAAAGCACAGACATATGTCAGGAACAGCGTCAAAAGGGTTGTGAACGAAGTCGCCAAGGTCTCACCACAGTTCTCGGGCAACTACCTTATCAACTGGCGGCTGTACCTGACCTCATCGCCTGCTGTGACGTATAACCCTGCGCTAAAGTGGGACGACTGGAAGGCAGTACCCAGCAACTTGCGAAGAGGGCAGAATCAAAACCCTGCCCGTTCTATGATGCTGCAAGCTAACTACGCCACGCTAGCAAACATCAAGTACAACTCTAAGATCATGCTGTGGAACCCTACGTATGCCGCAGACGTGATTGAGGAAGGTCAGATTGAATTTCGTGACCCTGAAAACACCGCCTACCAGTTGCACGGCGGTGGTATGATCCCGCATTTGCAGTACAAGTTCTCTTACCTCAGGAAAGCCAGATGAGCCTTGAACTAATTCGCAGTGTCATTCACAAGCGGGTGAGTGACCTGATTCTTACATATACACCTACGTACCCTTTGAAGGTGGAGTTTGACAATCGTGAGGTCATCAACACCAAGGCCCACAGTGACCCCTATTTGCAGGTGAAGCTGGGGTTCCTAGGTGGCGAGCAAGGTGAGCTGTCAGACAGGCCCTTTCATCGCTTTGAAGGTCAGCTCCAGTTGTTTGCCTGTGTTCCAAAGAACTCTGGCTCTGCTGAGGCTTACAAGCTGTTGGAGCACTTCTACAAAGGTTGCCACCGCAGTCGGTTAGGGCCTGTTTTGTTGTTCATGTCGTCCACCCTTGCGACCACAAGCGCAGACGGTTGGGTGAAATATGGTGTAGCTATACCCTTTGTGGCTGACGTTCCGGGTTAAGTCCGGGTTTTCAGCGACAAGTGTGTAAAACAATGCAACCCAACACCGTTATCACCCCCTAGACTACCCAATTATTTAGTGGAGCCTTTATGCCAGATTTAGCCAGTACCTCAAGCACGGTTGTCCGTGCCATTCGTGAAGCCGCCTTTGGAACTACTCCCATCGTCGGCAACCCAAGTACCCTTCGTATCACAGGTGAAAGCCTGAAATACGAAATTTCCAAGGAAGTGTCCAAGGAGATCAACGCCACCCGAACATCCGGCAGCATGGTGCCAGTGGATGCCTCAGTCAGTGGCGGTCTGGAAGGTGAAGTTCACTACGCTGGTTTTGACCCGTTGTTGTCTGACACCTTGATGTCGCCTTGGGCTGTGTTCGGCACCAACGGCGTGGGTGCTGCGGTCTCTGTGGATGCAACGGCTACGACCTTGACTGCTGCTGTCGCCCCTGTGGGCGTGGATGCCTTCACCCTGCTGAAGCCGGGTCAGTGGTTCCGTTTGGCTTCTGCTGGTGCCAACAGTGGCAAGATTTTGCGGGTGCATCCTACGACCGCACCCACTTCCACGGTCATCACTTTGGATGCCAACACGCCTGCTGCCATCAGTGTTGGTGAGTCTGTTCAGATTCAATCCAGCCGGTTGCGCAACGGCAACACCAAGGGTTCTTGGTCTATCGAACGTGAAAACGTGGACACGGGTGAGTTCACCTTGTTCCGTGGTTGCACTCCCGGCTCTATGTCGATGGAAATTTCCAGTGGCAGCCTGTCCTCTGTCAGTTTTGACTTCATCGGACGTAATGCATCTCCTTCCGCAGCAACCCAGTTGCCAGGAACGCCCACCCCCGCAGTGGCTTATGACATTCAGTCGGGCGTGTTGGGCGCAACCTTGGCTATCTGGATGGATGGTGCCCCTATGCTGTCCACCTACGCTACAAGCCTGAGCTTCAGCTACGACAACGGGTTGCGTGCACAAGGTGCTGTGGGTCATTTGGGTGCTGTTGGTGTGGGTACGTCCATGATTACGGCTGAACTCAGCATGACGGTGTACTTCACCGACCAAGCTCTGTTCACCAAGTTTGTGAACAACGAAAATCTGTCCATGATTTTCTCCACAACCGACAACGCTGGTAACGGCTACATCTTCACTTTGCCCAAGGTGAACATCTCTGACTACTCCAGCAACGCCAACGACAACCAGTCCGACCAGATGATCGAACTGACACTGACGGCTCTGGACGACCGTGGCAACGCCAATCCTGACCTGCGCTACGCTGTGTACATCGACCGCGTAGGTGCTGCTGTCGCATAATTTCTCTTGGTTGGAGAACTTGTCCCGGTGAAAGTCCGGTTTATGACCGTGTAACGAAAGTTGCACGGTCTTTTTGTTTTATGGTATAGTTATGACTTCTTCAACCACTTGTGAAACTTTTATGTCACAACCTTTTGACCTGTTTGACCTTGCCACCAACCCTTTGCTGGAAAACGAAGGCGTGTTTACGACTTTGGACGGCTTTGGCGACATTGAGTGGAAAATCGCTTCCATCGAAAATGATGCATTCAAAGGCTTCTTAGCTTCCAGTTACAAAGCCCATAAGTCAAAAATTGACGCTGCCAAAGGCGATGACGACAACGCAGAGGTGAAAGCCTTGATGAAGGGCATTTACTTAGAGGGCCACGCTCGTTATGTGCTGGTTGGCTGGAAAGGTACTGTTCCCGCACGCGGACAAAACCTTGAGTATTCCTACGATAACGCCTACTTGCTCTTGAGCAAAATCCGTAAACTGCATGAAGTGGTTTTGGAGAAGGCCAACGATGTGTCTTTGTTCAAAGTCGCTCGTGACTGGGAAGACACAAAAAACTAAAGGCTTGGCTTGACTGGCAGTTCAGGTGGGGTTCAAGCATTGATACCCTGCTTGAAATACAGGAAAAGACCAAGCAAACACCAGCGGCTTTGCGAGACAGACCAAAGCTAAACTTGAGGTGGCAAGCCGCTGATTCACTTTGGCAACAGGTCGGCGGTTCTAGAAATTGGACAGCCGCAGGGCCAGCAAAAATACCAGTTACTGAGTTTCTTGCTTGGTGCAAACTGGTAGGCTACCCAAGAGAGTTATGGAAAAGCTCTTGGGAAGATTTAAGTCTGTATGACTCTCAGTGGTTGGCTGTCAAGCATGAACATGACGAAAACCGCAGGAAAAAAGACGAAGCCAAAGCCAAGCAAAAAAGCAAATCCAGAAAATAAAGCCACCTTCGGGTGGCTTTTGTATTGTAGTGGTTGTGTTGGCTAGGTTGATCCCCGAAAAGGCGACTTGCACACCGCCCTGCCAACACTTCCATCTGCGTCTGTTATTAGAAAGCGTCAAACATGACAAATTCACCCTCTGTTTTTCAAACCACCATGTCTTCCCGCGAGATTGCGGAATTGACTGGCAAGCAGCACGGACATGTTCTCCGGGACATTCGCACAATGTTGGTCGAGCTGTACGGCGACGGTGGTGTATCCAATTTTGGAGACACCCTCACCAATGAGCAAAACGGACAGACTTATGCGGTGTTCAACCTTCCCAAACGAGAATGCCTGATCCTCGTGTCTGGATACAGCATTGCAATGCGAGCCAAGATCATTGACCGCTGGCAAGAGTTGGAATCAGTTGTGGCGCAACCACTGCAAACCACCATTGAAGCACCTGTGTTAACAGAGATAAAGCTGATTGACTTGTTGAAGACCTCACTCAACCTGAGCAACTCAGGCCACTTAGGATTGGTCAAAGCCTCTTTGACCCATCACGGCGCGACCCACCTTCTTCCAATTCTTCCGCAATACGCCATCGATGCCACCACCAGTTCAACAACAGGTTCATCTGAACCAACCGCCTCAGCGTCCACCTTGTTGAAGAAGCATGACATCAAAATGTCAACCGTCA